TTATATTTAAACTTCCTGATATTACAGAAATTTCTCCTGTTATTATTGCAAAATCGTTTTTGAAAGGACTTGAAAAGTGTTCTATTAGTGTAGGTAATGATCCTGCACACCCAGATCAGCAAGGCATATTTTGGTCTGTAGGACCAGGATACATTAAAATCTTTTCTACAGATAATAAAACTCTGTCTAAGTTTGAACAACAAGCTACAGGTATAGGGCATAAAGAAAAATTTGAAGTAATTACTCCAGCATTCTTTTGTGAACAATTAATTGCATTGGCTGCAACATATGCAGATGGAATGGATTATATCGAATTATATTTTGGAAAAGATTTTGTTGTGGCTTCCCTCGGTGAAAACAATTCTTGCACTATTTTTACTCGTCTTATTAATACTGATACTGCTCTCAAATATGAAGAAGTAATTCATAATCTTTTAGAGCATGTAACTAAAGATCATTTTGTAAATCCTCCGTCCGGATTTATTCCTTCATTAGAAAGAGCTAGTGTTATTTTAAATGCAAAAGTTGATGGTGGGTCTGCTTCTATAGTTGTAGAAGGACAGGATATAACCATTACGGCTGAAAGTGTTATTGGAAAATCTTTAGATACACTTGAATTCCCTCATAATTTAGGTCAATTTAGTTTTAGAGTAGATCCAAACTTAGTCCTTCGAGGATTTAAAGTTTCAGGAAAAATTGCATTACTTGATACATTATTAGTAATGAGCAGTGAATCATTTGTTCATCTAATTAGTCATTCGGAAGAATAATGGGATTCTTTTATTCTGAAAGTTCTATTAAAAACGAAAGATCAAAGAAACACAAAGTTCCTTTAAATGCAGCAAGAGATTTGCAATGTAAAGTTTGTCCACGGGACAAATTTAAAAACTTTACACCTAAAATGGAACCTTATGGATCTGACAATCCAAGTATCTACATTGTCTTAAATCAACCCTCAAAAGAAGATGATCAGTTAGGAGAACCTTTATACGGTAAATCTGGTAATATTCTTTTTGAATTACTTCCGGATAATTGGAAAGATTTTATTAGAATCAACTACATCGTAAGATGTCATAGTGATAAAAAGCCTGATGATTTAGAAATAACCTGTTGTGAAAAATTCATTCAAGATGATATAGAAAGAACTAAACCTAAAGTAGTGTTAGGTTTAGGATCAGGAGTATTAACTTATTTCTTTAAAACAGCAGCAATAGACTTATGGAGAAATAGATTCATTCCTATAAACATAGGAAATTATCCAACATGGATTTTTCATACATTTTCTCCTTCTTTTGTTTTTTCAAAAAGAAGAGAAGATAAAAAAACTAAAGAAAAAACTTTTAAAACTGAATACGATTATGCTTTTAAATTAGATATTCTTAGAGTATTAAAAGAATCAAAATCTTTACCTCAACCTAAAATATATGTAACAAATCTAGAATCGGGAATTAAATTTACCTCAGGAGATAAATCTGATTCAGAATTAAACAAAGTTCTTCAATGGTTAGAAGAAGCAACCACTATTTGGGGTCCTCATGCTTTAGACATAGAAACTAACGGATTACGCCCTTATATCGAAAATCCGTTAATTCTCAGCATGGCTATAGGGACCTTTGATAAAACGTATGCATTTCCTATTCATTACCCTAATGCATGGACTTATGAACAACTACAAAAACTAATGCCTGCTATAAAGAATTATTTAATAAATTCTGATCTTAAATACGCACATAATGCTCAATTTGAAGAAGAATGGTTAAGTTATCCTAAATTTTTTGGCGAAGATATAATCCGTAAAGCTGAATGGGGATGTACTAAAGCTCAAGCATACACAATGGATGAAAGAAGAGGAATGTTGTCATTAGACACTCTTTGTAAGATCAATTTCGGAATTGATCTAAAAGCAATGTCTAATTTAGATAGAAATAATCTTATTAAAGCACCTATAAATTTATTGCTTCGTTATAATGCTTTAGATACTAAATGGACTGAATTATTATCTAGAATACAAGCTGATAGGTTAAAGAAAGAACGCAAATTAACAAAAGTTTATAACCAATTAATTAAATCTATTCCTACTCTTGTTAAAGCTCAACAAACAGGAATAGTAGTAGATTATGATTTAAGAGATACATTAGATAAAGAAATTACAGTTGATCTACAAAAAATTGAAGATAAAATTCAAGCATTTCCTAATGTAATCCAATATAAAAAGAAGTATAAGAATTTTAATATTAATTCTCCTAAAGATTTATTAACTTATTTTAAAGAAATTGAAAATTTATCTGATGATGATTTAAAAGATAAAAAAGATAAAGTAGGAACAGGTGAGGATGTTTTATCTAGACTAGATAAAACTAAACATCCTATAGTAGGATTACTACTGCAAAATAGAGCATTAAAGAAAAAGTATACCACTTATATTGAACCTTTAGTATCTCACGCTTTTGATTCTGATGGAAAAATTCATACAAATTTTAATTTATATGAAACATCAACTGGCAGACTTTCCTCGAATAATCCAAATATGCAGAACTGGCCTCAAAGACGAGGACGAGAAATACGTAGGCTAGTTATTGCTCCAAAAAATCATTGGATTGTTGCATCAGATTATGGTCAAATAGAAGCTCGTCTAATTGGTGTAGCATCACAGGATCCTGTGTATTGTGATGCCATGTGGAACAATTATGATATACACTTGGAATGGGCAGAGCGAATTGCGAAAGCTTACCCTGATGTTATAGGTGGCAAAGCTAATTTAGGAGATCAAGAAAAAATTAAAAAGTTCCGTAAAGATGTAAAAAATCAATGGACGTTCCCTGCATTTTATGGATCGTCTCCTTACAGTATTGCAAGAGCAATTAGAATTCCAACTGATACTGTACTCCAGTTATTTCAACAGTTTTGGAAAATGTTTGCAGGTGTAAAACGATGGCAAAAAAGAGTTAGTGATTTTTACGATAAAAATGGGTACGTAGAAACTCTAACAGGTCGCAGGCGATATGGCCCCATGTCATTTAATAAGAGCATCAACAGCCCAATTCAAGGCACAGCATCTGACATATGTGTTAATGCTATGAATCATTTATCAGAAGCTGGAATTAACGTAATAATGAATATACATGACGATGTTACTTCGTATGTACACGATGACAATTTGGAATCTACTATCGATGTTATTGCAGAAATAATGTGCAAATCTGCATATGAATTAATTCCGTTTTTAAATGTCCCTATTGCTATAGAAATCTCAGCAGGTAAAAATTGGTGTGATCAAGAAGAAATAGGAACATACTTTTCCACAGAATTTATGAAAGTAGATAAAAAACTTCATAATCCTGAAGAATTTATGGCATTATGAGGAGGAACTAATATGTGATTAGTTTTGGATGGTTTTATTCTGATGAACCTTTATGTAACTTACACTTAAAGAAAAAAGTAAAATCTAAATTCACTTTTACTTTAAATAGTGTCACTTTTTCATTTTTAGGAGATTTTAAAATGTTATTACCTGTTGATAAGAAATTAGTCGGATGCACCATTTCGTATGTGGATTCTTTCGGAAATGCTGCAAAAGTAGACGGAATTCCAGTATGGGCAGCAGATAATCCTAATCTTGTAACAGTTATTGCATCAACAGATGGTTTTAGTGCAGATATTATACCTGTAGGACCTGTAGGTACAACTCAAATTACTGTTACTGCTGATGCTGATTTAGGTGAAGGTGTAAAAACCTTAACTACAATTGGTACTATAGAATGTATAGCGGCTGAAGCTGTTTCAGGAACCATTAATTTTCCTGAACCAACTCCTGTATAAAATCTTAAATTTTATTAAATCTTTATTCAATTAAAGCCCATGGAAGGGCTTTAATTTTTTATTCTTTAAAATGTAGTATAATATATAAAGTATAAAATATTTACCTAATATATAAGTAAAATCGTAGGTATAAGTATGTAACTGCAGGAGAGTGCAGTATGTTTGTACACCTATTTCTTTTACGAGCAGATTTTTTAGAAGATTATGTTAAAGTAGATTCCTTTTATGTTAAGGAACTACCTGATCATTTTGTAGATGGAACTAAAGAAGCAATAAATGCTTTTAAAATTGCATCTCAATTTCAACCAGATTTATATGGTGAAATAGGTAGAATATACACAGCAATGTCCTTAAGATGTAGATACAATAGCAATAACTTTATATCATCTAATGTCTTACTTATAAAATCTTCTGAACAACTTTCACCTGAAGAAATAGAAACTTATGTAAATTCTTTTTCTAAATCTGATCTTAAACAATTTTTAAAAGAAGCGAAAATGTAATGAATGAAGATTTCCATGTAGTTTATAGACCACAATCATTTGATGAAGTTATAGGACAGGATCATATAACTTCGTCATTAAAGAAACTTGCACAAAAAGGTAGATGGCCTCATGCCTATTTACTTGTAGGTCCAAGTGGTACAGGTAAAACTACAGTTGCTAGAATTATTGCAAACGAACTAAAATGTGAACCTGCTAACTTAATTGAATTAGATGCAGCATCTAATAGCAGTGTTGAGGGCATAAGAAATCTAACAAGTAGCTTAACCTATAAAGGTTTTGGTGAAAATTCTACTCGTGTAATTATAATCGATGAGTGCCATTCTCTTTCAAGGCAAGCTTGGCAAGCGTTACTCAAGCCTATAGAAGAACCTCCTGATCATATTTATTTTATATTCTGTACTACAGAAGAAGATAAGATAGAAAAAACAATTAAAACACGTTGCACTCAATTTAATTTTAGAAGTGTAACCAGAGATAATTTATTAGATTTATTATTAGTAGTAGCAGAATCTGAAAAAATTAAATTAACCGAAAAGCAACTAGATTTAATTGCTCAATCAGCAGAAGGATCTCCTCGAAGAGCTTTGACCTTACTTAGTAAAGCTCAGGGAGCAGAAAGTATTGAGGAATTAAAAGAAATACTAGAATCTACCGATGATAATGTTCCATTAATAGAACTTTCGAGGTTACTTGTATATGGTAAACCTACTTGGCCTAAAGTCATTAAATTAGTAAATGCTTTAGAGGATTTACCACCTGAAACAATAAGGCTTCAAATAATTGGGTATATGAATACTACCCTATTAAAAACTACGGATGAGGTTAAAGCGGTACATATACTTAACATATTGAGTGCTCTTAAAGGATTTTGGAATCCTTCAGAAAAGAAAGTACCTTTATTACTAGCATTAGGCGAGATTATATTTGAAACTGAGGATGAGGAATAATGGCAACTATAGAAGAACTAAAAGAATTTTTAGTTATTAATAAGAACAGATTAGATGAAGCTATAGAGCAACAAGCTGAAGTTTTTCATCATGTAGCTGAAGGAACTGCAAATGCCATATCCTTAAGAGATCAAATAAAATACGAATTAGAAACTTTAATTTCTGACACCTATCTATCTATAAGAATAGAAGCAGCAAATGAAGGACGAAAAATAACAGAAGTTCTATTAGAAAATGAAGTGACTCAGGACAAGGAAGTTCAGAGGATGAAGGAAAAGTACTTGGTTGTAAAAACAGAAGCCGATAAATGGTTAGCTCTTAAAGAATCCTTCACTCAAAGAGGCTACATGCTTCGAGAAATGGCTTCCTTGTATGTATCAGGATACTTTGCAGAAATTTCTGTAAGAGCATCTGCTGATACTGAGGAAATTCAACAACAAGCTCGACGAGAAAGGATGGCAGCAAGAAGAAAGGAGCGAGCACAACTATAGAAACGACACCATGCTCAATTTTATTGAAACAATATTAGAAATATTAGCAGGATCAATTGTTGTATTCGTACTTTGGTACACTTTTGTCCGAGTGACCTTATTGGCATATTTCAATACTATCAATCAAATTAAACGATCAAAATTACGTAGAGCTGCTCTCGCTGCGATAGAAGCAGCTCAAAAACAACATAGCGTCCACTAAACAAATAAGGTATAATTGTTTAGTAGGAACAATAAAATCCTACTACCTCATGCAACCTGCACTTTTATGTGCGTAAGCGATTAAGAGGCAATTATGTCAAAGAAATTTAAATATCAAAAGCGTTCTTACGATCAGGCCAGACGCCGCGCAGAACAATCGTCAAGCTCTCGTGATAATTACATTAAAGATGATTTAGTGTTTTTTAAACCTACAGAAGGCGAAAACTTAATACGTATTTTGCCTCCTACATGGGAAGCACCAGAGCATTATGGATATGACATTTATGTTCATTACAATGTAGGACCTGACAATGCTGCTTACTTGTGTCCTGAAAAAATGCAAGGTAAGAAGTGTCCTATTTGTGACGAGCGTTTAAGAGCAGAAGCTGAAGGTGATAAGGACTATGCTAAGAAGCTTCGTCCCACTAAGCGTGTTTTATTTTACTTAATTGATAGAGACAAGGAAAAAGAAGGCGTTAAAGTATGGGCTGCTCCATGGACCGTAGATAAAGGAATTATGATTCAAGCTACGGATTCTCGTACACAGGAATTTTTCCCTGTAGATGATCCCGATGAAGGGTTTGATATTAAACTAACTCGAAATGGTTCAGGTGAACGTACTGAGTACAGTGTTACGTTAGCTCGACGTCCTAGTGTACTCGAAATGCCAGATGATCAATGGGAGTTTATAGAGTCTAATCCGTTACCAAGTACTCTGATATTTTACCCGTTTGAAAAGATCTCTAGAGCATTTTCAGGCACCTCAAATATCAAGGAAGATGATGACGAGGACGATGTTGCTCCACCTCCTCGTAGATCTGAACCTAAAAAAGAAGAAAAGTCTAGTAAATCTGAAATAAATGTGACATTTGAAGAAGTACAAGAAATGTCGTCAAAAGAACTAGATGATCTTATTGATGAAGCAGGTTTAGATTTAGATCCTATTAACTTTGATACAGACCAAGATTTAGCAGATGCAATTTGTGAAACACTTGGTTTGCGTAAAAAGGAACGTGCAAGTAGGCCGCAAGTAAAGAAGGAAGAGCCTCCAGAGGAGAAAGAAGAGGAAGCTGTTGAAGATGAATCTTCTTCTCGTCGTTCCAGATTAGAAAGTTTACGGAATCGACGTAAGAGTTAAGTCTAACCTTATAAAGTGCCCGGCCCTGTGCCGGGCTCTTTATGTGCACAATAACTCATCTAGGAATTTAGTATGAATGGCAGAATTACTTTAGATACTGAAAAATTAGAAAACTCCGTACTAGAAGAAAAGCCTGAAGAAAAAACAGGTGCCTACTTTACTAGGGTAAGTAAAGAAAACATTAAGTTTATTCATAGTGGATGCAAACTATTAGACTGTGTACTAGGTGGAGGATGGCCTTTAGGTAGAATCTCTAATTTAGTGGGGGACAAGAGTAGTGGTAAGACTCTCTTAGCAATGGAAGCATGTACCAACTTCAGTATGCAGTATCCTTATGGTAAAATTTACTATATGGAAGCTGAAGCAGCATTTGATCAAGATTATGCTGCTGCATTAGGAATGCCAGTTGATAAAGTAGATTTTATTGAA